GTAGGCCGCGAGGTTCAACTCGTAGCCTTGCCACATCTTCACGGCGGGGTGGTTCTTCCAGCCATAATCCGGCAGGATCAAGGCTTTGAGGATTTGTAGTGTCTCGACGCGCTGTTTACCGAGCCGTCTGTAATCCAAGACCCGAGCGGACTCGTCGAAGTCGGGGTAGGGCAGGAATGTTTGCATGATTACTCCTCGTTGAATTTTTCGACAGGTTTCCAGATGACATCGTGGTCATCCAATTCGCTGCTCCAGTTCATGAGCTTTGCGTATAGCGGATAGAGCCAGCCGCCGTAACGAGTCAGCATCGGATAACTGACCCAGTCTCCGAGTGTGTATAGTGTGTGTGCCAGTAGTAGTTTCATTGTTAGGTGGTGATTTCTTTGGTGATGCGGAGACACACCTTGTCCATGAATACTTCGGGATTGTGTGACTCCAGTTTGCGGTAGACTTCTTCCATGATGAGGTCGTGCATCTCTTCGCACGATGTGTCGAACCCCGCCGTCATCGTTATATTCAATGGCTTGAGGGTGACGCTGATGTCGTATTGCATTGTTTTCATTGTTAGGGTGTCGGGATTAGCCAGTTTACTAGTGCCATGAATCCAAGGAGCAGGAGTCCAAGGATCATGATGGCTTCGATGGATGGGTTGTTTATCTTCATTGTTCAGTTAGCTTGAGCAGAACGAGGGTCGCTTGCACGTCCTCGGGTAGCTCCGGTGTTGTGGTGATTCCATACTCGGCCAATTTCTTGGCGAATCTGGAAACGAAGATGTTGCGCTCCGCAATCCACTCGTTGGCGAAGCGGAGACCCTGCGTCCGAGACCAGTCGGACCTTGCTCGCTTGGCTTTCAACGCGCACTTGCGTATTCTTTCGTGGTAGTAGGCGAGGACTCTGTCAGCCGAGACATCCGGAAGCCACGCACTGTCCTCATAAGACAACCGCAGCACGGTTATTTTCTGCAATTCGTTCTTGAGTCGGTAGCCCATTGTGTTGGCGTAGCTGTAAGCCAATCTCCGAGCTTGCTGTTGGTGTCTCGACGTGGTGTTGGAATACGTGTCTTCGTTGACTGTGAAGGTCGCGTATTCCGGAATCCATCGGATCAAGGGGTAATGGGTTCCATAGGAATACATGACGTGTCCATCCGCATAGACTTTGCGGCTCTTGGAATAGACGTTGAGGATGGAACTGCCGGGATCGCTGGCCGTCCGCATCAGTCGATCAAGCCATGCTTTTATGGCTCCATGCGGTGTATTGTATGCAAACTTCATGGGATCAAGGAACCAAGGGAGAAGGTGAGCGGCTCCGGCTTGGGTTCCGGCTTGGCGATGAGGTTGGTGACACGCGGATGCATGATCTCGTCGGCGAACTTCGCGGCGAGCATTTCCTTACGGGTCAATTTCTTGAGCGCGGCCCGAGTCATGGACTCCGGAGTAGGCAGCGCGAACGTGTGGCGGTGCGGTTGTTTCATGGTTAGTTGAGAGAATAGGTCGGAACGGAGTAGTTCTGCCGCGAGACGAGGAGCATGAGTCGGGCGACCATGCAGCACAGGACTTCGTGCGCGTCCTCGTCGAGAACCTGTGCCAAGGTTCGGTTGGCCAGTTCGTTGTAGACGGGGTTGAGGTTGTCGGGAATCTCGGTGGATTGAATCGCTTCGATCACACCAAGAACAATTTCGTTGGCTTTATCTGATGCAGACATAAGGTCTAGACGGCTCGTCCGTTCGCATGAAGGACGTTGCGGAGGACGCTTTGCTGTCCTCGGCGGCGGGTTACACGTTTGAAGTGCGTGAATTCCTCGGGTGTCATGAGGGCCACAGCACCAGCGGTTTTGTGACCATAGATCATGGCTCCCTTGTATTTAGGAACCGGAGACGCTTGAGCACAGGACACGCATACATGGAATCCAAGGTTCAAGCGTTCTGGGTGCAGGGGTTCAAGGCAGGATGGGCAGATCATTCTAGGCGGCGAGACGTTTGCCGATCACCAGCCAAGCCTCGGGCGGGATGCACTGGTTGGTGCCGTCATTCATGCGGACGGTGATCTTGTTGACTTGGCGTTCCAGCCACTTGGAGTAGTTGCGCTGGAGCTTGATCTCCTTGGCTTTCTCTTTGGCGAGGGCTTTCTCCTCCGCTTTTTTCTCGTCCCACTCGATGCTCCACATTTTCAAGTAGGAATCCATATGGGCTTTGATGGTTGGACTGACGAGTGCTTTATCTTTCATGGTATTTTGGGTTTATGTTTAGGGTTGTAACACGGGTGAATAAGCGGGAGGGTTGCAGTGCCAGCACCGCTTGGGTAGGGCCTTGATACTGGCAAGGAAGTCTCCGACTTCCAAGAAATCTAGAAATCCGGAAACATCGGAAGGGGTTGAGGTTGGGGCATCGTAAACGATCTGGTCGGTATCCGCATTCATCACGGCGACCTCGAACAAGCCGTCATGACCTCCGTAAGAGTGGGCATGTGACACGATGGACACGGCATAGCCATTGTCGAAGGCTACGCGCTTGTAGTAGAGGCCGCACTCCCCGAGATAAAAGGGCACGACTTCTTTGGAGAACCCGAAGGGTTTATTCATTGCTGGTTGGTTTCTAATGTGCGAGGGCAGACTCGCGGGAAAGTGTTTGTTGGTTGTTTTCTACAGAGCTTGCTCGCGGGAAAGTAGTTCGGCTTCGTCTTGCATTTCGAGGGCTTCTGCTTGCAGGGCAAACTCCCACGATGCGATGAGTTCTTGAGCCTCTTCCTTGGAGACTAAGAGGCAAGTCTCCTGTTCTTCCGAAGTGGTGTAGACAGGTAGACCATTTTCGATACGGCGAGTTACGGACAGTGTCCACCCAGAGAGGGCGGTGAAACGCACGGAATATTCGTGCGGTGAGTATCTGGCCGAATCAACGGACAGGGTTGGGGTGTAGTTTGCTGACATAAAGTGTTTGACTCTGTAGATCAGGGATCATAGGTTCAAGGGATCAATGGCTAAAACGAAGATAGCGAAGGAGACTTGGCTCGCAGTCAAGACGTGCTACCTCGCTGGAATGTCCACAAATGACATCGCGGACAAGTTCGGAATTAACAGAGAAACAGTGTCCACAAAGGCATGGAAGGCCGGATGGAATAAGATTCGGAAACTTCCAGACAGCGTTCCGTTAGAGAAATCTCTCGTAGAGAAAGTTGCCGACATGATGGAGACTGACTGGAAATCTAAAGGGTCCGCACACAGGCGATTGGTGTTCGAGAAGGCGAATTCCGCGTTGCGGGAAGCCAACCTTCCAGCCCCGAGGACGTGGAAAGATGCCCAGATTGCGGATTCCATGGCTCGAAAGGCTGCAGGACTCGAAGATGCCGAGAACACGAAAAGCACGATCGTCAATGTTGGTTGGCTGCAGCAGACGGCCGGAGGTGCCGTGACGAAGGTGGACATTGAATCCGAGATCATCGACGCAGAAGTGGTCGAAGATGCAGGGATTCTGTCAGACTAAGCGTGGTTCTCTGACAGCTGAACCTGTTACCCCTACGGGTTTCAAATCCGTTTCGGCATGTTGCCGAGATGACGAACGATGATAGTTCGTGATCCCCGCCCAGCGTTACAGGGGATCATGCATCATGAACTCGACGAGTTGCCGATAGGACATCGGCTTGAGCCTGCGACTCGTCTTGCGGTGGCGCAGGTGTGGTTTCCAGTTCCACTGGTAATCGTGGAACGGATCATACTTCCGGAGCGAAGCCGCAGCGCAGACTTGCGCCGTGGCTCCACTTCTTTCTTTCGGTGTGTAGGACATAAGACTGCACACCCCGAAGGATGTGCAGTGTATGCGCCCTATACGATTAGGCGAGGGACAACTCGCCTTGGTCGACGAGCTTGAGACCCAACTGAGCCGCAGCAGCCTCGACCTGCTCACGCGTGGTGAGACGGGCGGTCTTGACTTTGCGGTCGGACTTGGTTGGATCAGCCAACTCGAACGAGACCTTGCGGCGCACGCTGCCGTCCTTGGAACGGAACAGCTTGACGCCCATCTTCTGACCCGCGAGCGTCTGATCCGCGAGAGCACGGCCCATCTGCTCACGATACCAGCGGGAGGCCGCGTGCTTCGCGTTGTTGTAGACGGTCTTGCACTCGTTCCACTCCGTGCGATCCTCGCCCTTGATGGGCTTGGTCACGCCCATCTTTTCGGCGAAGGCCTTGAACGTGCAGATGGAGAAGTCTCCACCCTCGAACGTCTTGCCGTCCTTGGCCTTGGCGTTGATGATCTGGCTGATCTCCGAAGGGATGACCAGAGCGTTGCGGTTGGCGTTGAATACTTCGATTTGACTATTCATAACTTTATTGAACTAGGTGTTTATCTGCAGGATGCCGGAGGATCATGCACCGCGAAGCGGTGATGGTTCCGATTCCTGCAGATTACACCTAGCCCATATGAATATGGACTAGGTGAGCCTCTGATTCATTGACCGCGTTACACAATAGAATTGTAGAGTTATCGATCAGGAACTTGAGATGATCAGCATACCGCTGACATCCGAGGGATTAGATTGGAGTGACTCTTAAAGCAGAGTGATGCTTCGCGCTGTCCATGCGCGCTGGACGTTGACATGGCTCAGTGGATTTCAATGCGGTGCTAGTCGCGCCCTGCATGTCATTTCGTCTACGGGTCGAGGCGGAGAGGATACAAACCTCATCGCTGCCGTTTCCCACTTTCCGGCGTGGGAGTGATTCGCCCTTTTCTCGGCGATCACATCGGGGACACTTGGCCCCGCCGCAGATACTGGATAAAGAACCAACCGCTTGAGCGGGCAGCTTGTTGCTGCATCATGCATACCGATGGACAGCATCCGTAAAAAAAAGCGCCGATGCGCACAAGGCCAGTTACGCCAACTCTAATGCCACGAGCTACGCTCAACGCGCCAGCAGCAGCGACCCCACCACGCGGGTGGGTCTATCACCCGCTATTGCCGTCAAGTTTCCATATATACACCCTCTGAGAAAAAATTTTTTGGTTTTTCGACCCTTCCCTCCAGAGGCCGCTAGGAGCCCCGGAAGCACCCTTGACCCCCTGAACCCATGAAAACGTCTCCTAGGGGCCATAGCGTGCGAAGTTCAAGGGTTCCAAGAAGAGGGTGTCACTGTAAGCTTAACGCTACACTAGCCTAGGGTAGTGTTACCCCAAGTTCACATAGGGTTTGGAGTAGAGAACGTACAATAGTTCAAGCCACGCTTGAACTATTTGCAATTCTGTACTCAGAAGTACTGTTTAAGGGTACCTAACTGTCGAAATCCGACAGTTCACGGCAAAAGCAGCCGAATTGATAAGACCCTAATCACATTGGGTAGGGGTGATTTTTTCCTCCCCTACCCAGCTACACTGTTAGGGTAGGGGTGAAAAATCTGAAAAATTCCACCCCTACCCACCTTAAGTGCTTGATTTTCAAGGTACTTAACTGGGCTGGGTAGGGGATGTAGGTCTTTTTTTATATTGTAGGGTTAAAAGTATATATTATATATAGGGGGAGCCGGAATCCCCTCCCCGGCTGGCGGCGGAGCCGAACGCTTTTGGAAAAAAGCCCTACATCCCCTACCCAATCGGGGTTAACCCTCTGGCCTACAGGCACTTACGCAAAAAAGTTTACCCCTACCCTCACCCCTACCCACCCCTACCCATTTGTTCCAAAGTCCTTGGATTCAAGGGTTTAGGGATCAGGGGGTCACCCCTACCCAAATCTGCCAAAACCCCTCCGCTGGCCCTCCGGGTGTAATTTTTCTGGTAAATAGTAATGAGAGCTTACTCTCAATTTTGGAGGCCGCTTTCTCCAGAACGTACTATTCTATTACTAATTATTAACGAATTAGTAGATAACTAGCTCTCAAGTCTTTAAGGAGGCGGTCTAGCTCTTCCAGTATCTTGCTATCGGAGGAGGTTATCTGTAAGGGCCAGTCGGCGGTTTCCCCGCTATTGCTTCGTATGAAGTCGTGGAGGGCTACTGCTGCTTCTAGTGCTTTGTCCACGTTGTTTCGGGTTTAGTAAAATTTTTAATCCTCTAAGACGGCGTATGGAGTTCGCTTGCGGATCGCGGGTTTGTAGCCACCTCTCCCGCCTCCGGCCATCATGCCGCCAGCAAAGCCCTCGTCCGCGAGTTCGCGACCGCCGGAAACAGCCCCAACCCCCATAGCGGCCATCGCAGCCCCAAGTCCGAACGATCGCGCAGCGCGTTTTACGTCAATCTTTTGGGTTTTAGTGTTCTTTGCCACTTCTCCCGCCGGTACCGTGGCAGGTTTTTGGGGGACCCTTTGGGGAGGCCTAGGAACTGGTTTGCTAGGCGGATTAAAATCTGCAATGGGTTTGATGGACAGGTCGGTATTGAACCCGCCTTTTTTGGCCTCCGCTAGGTTTCTAGCCAAAATACGGTTTGCTTCCTCGGGAGACATAGACTTCTTTCCAGCTGCCCGCACCCCACTCTGCCGCCGCGCCTCCCCAGACAGCATCGCCTTCAACTTGTCGGACTCGGCCTTACTCAACCCTTCTAGTTTGGTATCCGGGGTAACATTTTCGCGTACCGGCATATTCCTGCCCATAGCTTCAATCTCAGCTACAGCTTTCCTCAATTTTTCAAACTTAGTGAAAGACCCTTCAGATTTAGATTTAGATTTTTCGGCCATAATGTTCCCCTCAATACTTGCGTTGCTGCTTCTTGCGCTCACGGGCCATCTCCCGGCCGAATGCGGCATCGGGTTTGTTGACCATATCCATCATGCCTTCGCGCACCATGCCGCGTCTGGCGGGCATCATGAGACCAGCATTGGGTACGACTTCCACGCGACCTTGGATCCCCGACCGCTTGCGCAGCATGCTTTTGAGTTCACGCGACTTCTCGGCGGATTCCCGCCCCGCGCTTCCGCGTGGCATGCGACCGAGACTTTCTTTGGCTTGTTTGAGTTTATCCATAATTTTATTTTTTCTTGGTAAAAGTTTCCTCAACTGAAATTACGTACCAAGTTTTACCATGGTGTGTGACGTGACGCAACACTCTACTTGACGGACGGTTTGCCAGAACGCGCAGTTCGCGGCCGAGTCTCACCGGAGTGTAGCGCGAGAGCAGAGGTTTGAGCATGCCCTCGTCGACCCCCATGATCCCGGAGAACATGTCAGTGGCCGTCCCCTTCCATTCTTTCTTGGCCTTGTCATCACGGCGGATGCTGCTGGCCCAGCGGTCGAGGATCTCCTCCAACTTGGTAACTGAGGAATCCTCGTTGGCCGATTCGACCATCTTGGGGTGGTGGTAGGGGCGGATACCGAACCTTGGATTCTCTGGCCACAGGACGTGGATGGGCGGCGAATAATCCATCAACCACCGCAGAAAGTGCGGCAATTCTTTTTTGATGATGTTCTGCGTCTCCTTGTTCGAGTGGAACTTATGCTGGTGTGGCTCGAACTGGAACAACATTATCTTATCCAAGATGTTATTGTCCAATGTCGGGAGCACTGACAACGAATGCGCGTCAGTGTTTACCGTGAGGCACATACAGCCTGTCCACGGCAACTCCGTGGCATCCTTGAATTTGGGGTGGTAGACCACAGTCGGGTTGGCGACATGGGATTTGAGCGACTCCGAGAATTGGCGGTGCCTGTCGAGGTCGATCGATGTCTGGGGATCGTCCACAACCCAATGCGGGTGTTCGGCCACGGTCTTGTTGAAGTTGGTCTTGCCCTGCAGATAGGGCGCGGCATCCGCCCAGCCGCCGAGGCTGTCACCCATTACCTTGCGGTTTAGGAGCGTTTTCCCCTGTCCCGGACCACCAGCGAGCACGATCAGCTGACTCTGGACCTGTTCGGAGTTCAACGCCGCCAGATACTTCCGCTTCCAGTAAGCGAGCCAGTAGGGAAGCTGTTCCTCGCCGAAACATGGCCAAATCCAGTCCTTAAGCCACTTCCAGTGTGACTCATCCCCGCTTTCTGCGGGAGCGATGGCCGTACGGTAATTGATGTTAAGGATCCTTGTGTTGCCGATATCTACGATTTCGCGGTCATCGAACAGGATCGGGGCGGCGGCGTCGATCCGGCGCTGGGTTTCGATGGCATGAATGACTCGGTCCATCTGGGACGCACCCTTCTTGGAGTCGGTCTTGATCCCATGAACCCTGAGACTTCGAGCCACGTTCTCCACTTTCGCATCGTACCAGCGATTCGTACCATTCTTGAACCAGTAGGCGCGGCCATCGTAGTAGTACTCCATGACCGCTTTGCCGATGACCTCCTGTCGATACTGGTCGACGAACTGCTTACCCAGCAGATCAGCCCACGTCAGGAAGGACTTCCCCGCACGATCCGTATAACAGACCATACCAGCCTCGGCCACTTGGCAACCGATACGGGTGATTCCGTCATTGAGCCAGAATGTCGGGCCTCGGGACCCCACGGTGAAGTCTCCCGGCCACGCTCCGGGCCAGCGAGCCTCGACCTCGGCGGCAATCTTCTCGATCGGAATCTCCAGATCGCTCCCCGCGACCTTGTTCCAATCGACCTTGCTGCTGGCTTGGACGATTAGGTCGCCCAAGACTGTATCGGAGACAATCGGGTTTCCGGGGACTTGCACCCATCCGTGGCCGATCTCGAACAACTGGTTGAGCCGGAACGTGCATTCGTCGATTCCCGGAAGGACGCTGCCGAGTTTGAACTTCTTGCCGATCTCTTTCATCAGCAGCTTGTTCATCTCGGGACAGTCCACCATCAACGGGCTTTCGAACTCCCAGACCACACGGGCATTGCCGCTGAACGTGCGGCTGACCGCCGCTGGCTGCGCATCCGGATCGCATCGTGCAAGAATATCTTGCAAGTTGAAGTTCGGGTCCAACTTGGCATCGTAGTCGGCGACCAGCCCGTGCAGCCACTTCGCCGGATTCTCCAGCGAGATGCGCTTGTGCGGGTTGATGCCCTCCGCCGCCGTGTAGAAGCAGTGGTCCGTGGACTTGTTGCGCACCCATTTCTCATAGTCATCTTTGGTGGCTACGTTGGCCGGATAGCCCGACGAGGTGGCCAGCCATGGGTCGCATGGCATCGCGGTTACGTCAGAGGAGGACAGGTTTTTCGCGTAGAATGTTTTCATTTTTACTCCCTGACGTACGTTGCTCCGTCTATGTCCATGTGCTCCAAAGTCCTAACCTTTGAACCATGGTCGTTTTTGACCCACATCACGCCGTCTTCCTCAAGATCGGTCACTACGCCTTCTGTGAATTCGTACTTGAAGCGGTCTTTCCAGCCCCCGAGACGTTCGAGAACGTCCAACGAAGTTTGTGTCATTTGTGTGTTTTCAGCAGTCATTGTGTTATTTCCATTCGCCCCTGTGGCAGAGGAGCCCGATGATTCCGTAGTTAGTCACGTCGAGCCAAGTGTCGCTGACCTTCTCATGTTCCGGTGAGCGGTCATTCCAGACCAGAGTCTTGAGCCGTTCAATCTTGTCGTTGAGTCGGACGATCACGCCCTTCTCCCCGAACGCACTGATGTTGCCCGGACCATAGTCTCTGTTTTTCTTATCGAGGAGGATCGCCGCCTCGCACAGGGCGTAAAAGCACTTCTTGCCGAGTTCCGTTTGGATATCCAAGTCCTCAGCCATTTTCTCCAACACTTCTTCTTTTGTATTCATGATTAATCTTGTTCTTGTTGACCTTCGTAGTTGATTGCCCACTCCATCGACCAAGGATCAAAATTTCTCCAGTCGAAGTTGTGGAAGTTATCGGAGTTGTACTCCATGTTTATAACAGCCCACATCAAGCGGCTGCCCATGCATCTATGAAGATGGACGTAGCTATCCGTGGGTGAGAGGGATTCGGCGATGGAGGTCATTTCTCGTACTTCTTAGTGACCTTGGTTTCGCTGGCCAGAGGCAGGTTACTCGCCCACTCCGGTGCTTTGTGCATAATTGACTCCACAACTTGTTTTACTGTGTCAGCATCACTGTCCTTGACGCAGCATACTACTTCGTCGTGGACCCTCATAATGACGGGAATGTTCGCCTCCCGGATACGGTTTACTGCCGACATAAAACAGTCCCTCGCCATGGCTTGCGTTAGGTTTTCTGTCAGGCTACCACCCCACCACTTCATGCGGACGTACTTGCCGCCGCGCACGATTTCGGCGCTGAGATGGCCCTCGTTGTTGTTCGGGTTGCGATAAGTCAGCTTACGCCCATTCGGCAGTTCGACTTCGTAAGTCCCGTCATTTCGTGTCACCGACATGCGTAGATTGTTCTCCAATCGTTTCCACAGGGCGAGAACTTTTGGATTTTTCCTGCGATACAGGGCAACCAATTCTCCTGCTTTGTGTTGTTCGAGTCCCGTCACTTCGCAGAACCTCTTGATCCCCATGCCATAACCGAGGCCGAGGTTGAGTTGTTTGACCAAGTGGCGGATGCCAGTTGTGTCGGTACGGAGCGATTCTTCTCTGTCCCAGAAGCCCCACGCACGGGCTTGCGCCTCGTACAGATCCGAACTTTTGGCGATGAAGTCTAGCATATCCATATCCCCAGCCAGCCAAGACAGGCAGCGCGGTTCGATCTGGGAGAGATCCGAGATTACGAACGAGTACCCCTTCGGCGCTTCAATGAGCCCTCGAACATTGACCCCGTAGCTCTCGGCTCGCTGGAGGTTCTGCATGTTCAGTCCAGCGTCTCCGCTGTCGCGTCCCGTGGTGGCCCCGAAGTATTTCAGCCCGTAGGACATCCAGCCGTCCGGACGTAGTCTCTTACGCATCGTCTCCAGCTTCTTGAGAAGAATGTTGCACTTGCGGTACTGCCGCATGGCTGACACCCACGGGTACTTGTCGCCATGCTCTTTCTCCCACGCCTCGCATTCGGCACTGTCTTCGGCCAGCGATGGTGGCGGGGTGATGCCTACTTTGTGGCACTCCTCGGCCAAGGCAATCGCCGACAGGGTAGGTCGGTCATCTTCAACCCACGGCAGCTTGATCCTAGCCTCCCAGAGAAGAACTTTGAGGTGCTCAATCCGATCGTCGATCATGTTCCGGTTGAGCGGAACTCCTTGGAGACACATGCGTGTGGTTTCACGCGAAAGCCAACGCTCTTGCTCCGGCCAGAGATCGCCGTACTTCACCCAAAGGTCCAAGCAAAGCTCGGCATCCTTGATGGCGTACTCCTCGACCTCTTTGCGGAGAGCCGCGTCCATGTTCTCCCAACGCTGGCCTTTCATCTTGTTTCGGGTGTCTTTGGACACATCCGCTTTGAGTAGTTCCGCCGAGGCGTTCTTGAGGTTTCTCGGCGCACCTAGGAATGCCGAAAGATCGGCGGTACACTCCCAGACGGTAGGAAAATGGTGGGGAACTTTGTCCGACTCGACCAGACTCTCGTAGACGGGTTGATCGAAGGATCTGTTGTGACTGACCCATCTCCAGTTGGCTCCGGAGATTGCGGACCAATCGAAATCTTCTGGGCGACCACAGTACTTGACCCCGGTTGTGGTGGCTATCGTTACCAGATATGCGTCAAATTCGGGGTGTCGGCAGTAGTGCCACACACCCAATGTTTCGACTCCGACCTCTCCGTTGTAGAAGGTCTCGAAGTCTACGGCTGCTGTCTCCATGTGTATAAGAAAAAGGTTCGGGAGTGGCTTTGTTTCACACTGGGGAGACACATGAGAAGCGTAAACACGCCTACGATACCCCGGTCTTGCGGGATCTCCCCGCATAGCATACGCCACTCCCGAACTGTCAATGATTAGGCATTCGCCATGGATTCAAAGAACGCAGCAGCATCCTTATCATACATTCCAGCGAATGTCACTTCCGGAATGTACCAAGAACCTTTGGTATTTTTCTGGAGTTCGCTCTTGAGTTTCCACTCGCCGAGCCAGAGGCCGTCACGAAGTTGGCTGTAGCCAGCCTTGATGACTTTTTTGCCGACTGACGTGAACGCAGTGGAAGCCACGGTGTAGACCGCGTTGGTGTATTGCTTGCCATTGTGTTCGCGGTAGAAGTGACTCGCGTGCTCTTCCGAAATGTTTTCCGGTTTGGCGATGGCCAAGAACAGATGAGCGATTTCTTGGAAGTAATTCGGCTCGCCGTAGCGGAGAGATCCGCCGTTGTCGATGACTTCCTGTTGCGTAGTAAACACCAGCGGAGTGGACGGGTCGCCGTACTCCAGCTTCTGTTTGTACTGCTTGACGAGACGAAGAACCGTGATACTGAGCGGGTCTTTGCCGTTGCTGAGATTGACTTCTTTGTCGAACACAAAGGAGCCGGGGACCATGCCCGAGTCCACCAGAGGTCCGGTCTTCTGGACCAGATTGATGCGGGGCAGGACGATGTCCTTGGTGGTGATTTCACCTTCGATGCCACGGGCACCTCCTTGGATCACACGGTCGGTCGAAACAGTCGCGACCGCCTTGGATTCCGCGTTAACGGTGACGATCTGAGCTTCGATGATTTCCGGCTCGCTGGTAGCAGGAGCCGCGTTTTTGAACGATACAGTAGCCATATGGTTTATTTGGTTTCTAATGGTTTATTGGTTTTTATTTTTTCTTAGCTGATAGGAGACACCTTCATCTTGAAGGACTCCTAAATCCCGCAACTTCCCTTCGAGGGCAGCACGGGTTTTTGCCTTTGTGCCGCGAGCGGCTTTCTGGGCAAAAATGTCTTCCAACTTGGTCACGGAGACCTTGTCGACGGCGGAAAGGAAATCGCGCAAATCCACGCTGTCCTTAACAGCCTCGTAAGCGCCTAGCGCACTTGTAATAGTTCTCGGCTTGGTCATTTCAATGACCTTGAACCCCGGAAGTTCGACTCCCTGATCCACAGCCATTTCAGTAGCCCGTTTACGGACCCCAGTCGCCCACGATTCGATGATCGGGACCAGAGTCAGAAGATCGGAGACTTTTTTGGGATCGTCTTGTTCGGAACCCCGAACCGATTCGGGAATTACCAGACCTTCCGTGTCGTATCGTTTCGCAATGAGAAGAGCTTTCTCGGCCAGCGCGGGGCAGCGTGCTTGATTCCCACAATAATCGCACACCCCTGCTTGAGGATTGAACACGCCGCCAACTTCGGCGCGTTCGATTACCGTAGACACACGCAACTTGATCCCACCCACATCTGATCTCTTGTACGTGTGCATTGATGCCTCGTCCCGCGCTGGCACGAGAAAATACATGGTGATCTCATTGATATGGGGGAACTTTTGAAACAACCCCAGAACGTACGCTTGACCTTGGATGTTTATCTCCGCGTCATCAATGGCACCAAAACCTGTTTTGTAGTCGATCGCGTCCGCACAGTCGCCATCGTAAACAAAGAATCTGTCGCAGGTGCCGAACGTCGAACGGCCCTGCCCCAAGTCGATGTCGACTTTCACTTCGCGGTGATCGCGGGAAATTTTTTTGCCCTTGGTAATTTGGGCCACGTAAGTCTGCAATGCCTCGTAGATGCCGCGCTCATCGTCGTTGGCGCACTTGGATGGGTCATCGAACTCCATCGCTTCGTGGATACGATCTCCTTTTTCGGAGGCCCAGTTCTTCGTGTCGCGGTTGCGCCAGCTGGGGCAAATTTCTTTGTACTTGAGGCTCGAAGGCCCGTGCTCTGCGTGAAGTTTTTCAGCGGGCGCTGGTGTCGTTGTCTGATTCATGTGTGTGCTATTGATACTAGGGGCTTCGTGTTCCGTCAATGCTTTTTCATGCAGATCGGAAATATTTTTTAATTTCGCTCGAACGCTCGTTTCAACTTTCTCCTCGACAGTCCCAGCGGCAAACAGTATGCGCTGCACGCTATCCGTCTTCGCCCCCGCTCGGTCTACTCGTCCGATGGTTTGGAGCATGTCTTTGGCGTTGTACGTTGGTGAAATAAGGGACGTGCGCGGGCGATTCCCATGTACATCGTGGAGCGACACTCCCAGTCCTCCAGCGGCAATGTTGCATAGGATAACGTGTGTTCTGTCTCCGCAAAAGTTTTCCACTGCTTTTTCTCGGTCTTCCGCTTTTTGACCGCCTTTGATGACTTCGTAGGGGATTTTGAGGCGTTGCCCAATCGCTTCAAGCGTAGCATCAAAGTTGAGGAAGACGGCCACTGAATTCCCCGCGTGGATTTCGTCTTCGATGATTTCAACCGTTGCAGGTACTTTTGCAAGTTCGACCGCTTGTCTTGCGCGGAGTTGCGCGACGAGCTTTTGCGCGGCTTTGTTTTTGCTGTCCCCTTGGGCTTTTTGCTCAAGGACTGTGAGTTCTGCGTCCATTTCGTCATAAATTTTTTGAATCTTGCCCGAGTCCCCGAAGTCAATGGGATCGGTGACAATTCGTGTCTCTTTGAAAAATTCTTTGAGATCAGCACGAGTCATCCGATCGCCCCGTTTTGGGTAAAGTTCTTGGTTTATGGTATCTAGAGCCCAACGCTCGTTTTGTTTGAACTCAAGCGCGCCCCACGGATTGATGTAGCAGCCACGCGCTTTGGCCCAGTTGTAGAAATTGGACAGGCAGTGCAGGCCCAGCAGGAACCCACTTGCCCTCATCTCGGTCGGGTCTTCGCATGCCGAAGCCGAGAGAAGCAGGTTTTGCCACTTTTTCGCCGAGATCATCATCTTGGCGTTCTTGCTCCACATCCCTTGGCAGCGATGAGCTTCGTCCCAAATGATCAATGCATCGTCCGGTATGGTGAAGATGAAGTTCTTGCTGGACCAATGCCCGAACCTCGTGCGCCCTGTACGGAGTTTTTCGTAGTTGATGACGCCAATTGACGATGCACCCTGTTCGTGAAGCGTTTTTTCCCACGAAGGGATGACGATTTTCGGACAGATGACGAAGGCTTTCTTACCAAGAGCCTTGGTAGCTTCGACTGCGCATACCGTTTTACCCGTCCCGGTGTCACTGGAGTCCAATGCCGCATTGTTCAGCGTCAAAACCGTACAGAGATTCTGTACGTGCAGGTCTTGAACTGGGTAGAGGGTTTTTATACCTCCCACCCTTCCTTCAAATGACCGTAGTCCCGAGGTTCGGTCACCTCGCGCTCCTCACCGCAAATGTCGCACTTTCCGATGTGGTAGGTCGCTCCGTAGGGATTGCCTTCCGGACGTTTACCGTGGACTCGGCCACAGGATCCGCAAATCCAGTCAGGGTATTTCTTGCGGAAGATGAAGTCGTAGTTATCTCGGTAACGATCGCCATTGACTGGACGCGGCGAATCGCCCTTGCCTGCCTGAGTTATGTCGTTGTTTGCCATAAAAAGTTTGCGACCCCACGCGTAGTAATCACAGAGTGGTTACCCCCAATAGCGCGGAGTCGCGCACACGGCAGACCGTCGACATTGCGCGGGACCTCCAGTCCCTTATTGATGCCCGTCTGTTCTCCATGTGTTAAATTCAGATAAGTCCGCGTTTTGCTGCGTGGAAGATCAACAGCGCGTCCGCGTTCGCTAAAGTTACTTTGTGGTTCGGATAGAGCATCTGTGCTTTCGCCTTGAGATGATTCTTCCACTCCGTCTTTGATCGCCCGTTGGATGTACCCAACGCCAAGGCTTTCTGCCATTTTTGCGGTGTAACGTGTCGGACTTCTAGGCCGAGCGTATGGGCGATAGCTTCGAGATGTCCGTAGTTCTGTCCGAAGTTAAACATCGCCGATCCGGGGGCACCCCGACCTCCCGCGTAGCCGCCAACTTTTTCCAAATAAACCACGCAGTCCGTGACATGCACGATTCTCCGAAACAGTTGCACCAAATCCCCTAGGGTATCTGGCATGTTGAACGTATGGGGATCGTCTAAAGTTCGGCCCGTTACGAGGGCTCCAGATTTTCCCGGATCAATTGCTAGTATCATTTGATTTAATCACGTTGAACCACGATTCTGCTTCCGACTTGGTTACCAAGCCCTTGTAGTTTTGTTGAATGACTGTCGGGGAGTTTCCGCATTGTTCGGCCACTTCGGCAGCGTTTCGTGTCAGGGCAATTCGACACGATATGTAAGTCTTACGCAAACCATTTTTCTTCCACTCCACTCCGGAGACCTTGGTTAACTGGGCGATATGGTGGGTACAGGTATCTTGCAGCAGTTTCGTACGGTCTTTCAGCCTAGCTAGAACGGCCAGATTTCGGAGTTTGTCCGCTACCGACTCGGGGAAATAAGCCACCCTGCTTCGGTTGGTTTTGGTGAGTTCCGGCCCAAGGATGAAGGCACGTTCTTCCCAGTTGATATCGCTCCACTTGACTCGCTCAATCTCTGACATGCGTAAACCAGCGTAGGCTCCGGCAATAAGCATGGGTAGGGACTTGTCATCCGCGACTCCCACCAGTCTCTCCAGTTCTTCTGCAGTGAACAGTTCGGGTGTTTTCAGTTTGAATTTGGGATTCTCGGTCTCCTCTACACAGGATTTGTGTATAAAGTTTTGGCTTTTCGCCCATTTGAAGAGGCCACGGAGGCTGGCTCTGTGATTAAATCGCGTCCTCAAATCCGCCATCCCGAGCAGGTAGTCGTTGACACCTCCGCTAGTGATCGACGTTATGTTTTCATCGCCGAATTTGTAACAAAATCTACGTAGATTTTGTGACAGGGTTTGACGATATCTGGAACCGATTCCGAAATTGGCCTTGACCGCCAAGTATTGCGTACATACTTTGTCGACCGTGATTGACGGCAGTAAACTGTGGGTTTGGGCATAGTACTTGACCACTTCTTCCAAAGGCACGTCACCGATAACATGACCCCAAGATTTTTTGGACTTAGCCTCGCGTCTACGCGGTTCTTTCGGCGGGTTGCCCGCACGAAACATTGTCATAATTTCTTGAGCCCGTTCTTCGGCGTCGATGCGATCTGTCGTGGTCTCTCGAATGCGTTTTTCACCCACGTACCACGAGAGGGTAAACATGTCGCCACCGTTCTTGACTTGTCGATAGACAGTGACTTTTCCGTAGCGCGATTTGTGGACGCGAGGCCACTTCAGTGTTTGAGTCTGCTTCATGTGTTTGAGGTTGTGTGCGCCAAGATTGACGCGTCATCTCGCCGCTGTCAAAAACTTTTTTAAACATGTCCAAGAATAACAAGACAGTCATGGTTTACGGGAAGGAGTTCCCCGCCGACCTAACGCTAGTGACCTTGGAGTTGAGTTGTCTGAATGACCCACCTCCGCAGTCTCCCGGAAAGCTCCACCATTTCAAACAGGTTGTCGATTTGCTGTGGAATCACCCCGACTCGAAGATGCGTATAGAGTGGACGCCTTGGCTAGAACGCATGGTTGAAGCGGCTTTCGAACACCAGTATTTGGCCGTTGCAGGTTGCGCTTCATCCGGCAAGTCACAAGCCTACGCACTCTGGGCCATTGTGAATTTCCTGATGAAGCCTTGGGCCACGCTTGTTATCGTCACATCAACCAGCCTAAAGGAATCAAGAAAACGTATTTGGGGTGCCATTACCGACTTGTGGCGTGCCGTTCCGGGGCTTCCGGGGAAGCTCGTGGATTCGGTCGGCATGATCCGCATGGACGATGGATCTGACACCAAATACGGCGATCGTTGCGGCATCGCACTGGTCGCGGCCGAGAGGAAAAAGGAACGCGAAGCAGTGGGCAAGTTGGTTGGTATCAAGCAACAGCGAGTCATTTTTATCGCCGACGAGTTGCCAGAATTGGGCGAGTCTATCCTTGAAGCTGCGTACACCAACCTGTCCAACAACCCGTATTTTCAGCTGATCGGTATCGGCAACCCCGCATCCTACTACGACCCGTTCGGACAGTTCTCCACGCCAAGAGATGGTTGGGGTAGTATCACTGTCGAAGACGAAGAGTGGGAGACAGAGCGCGGCCATTGCCTGCACTTCGACGCCCACAAATCGCCTAACATTGTCGCAGGCCACGTGGTGTATCCTTGGATGATCACTCCACAAAACCTTGCAGAAAGTGCAAGTAAGTTGGGAGAGAACAGTCCCGGCTACTGGCGCATGTATCGCGGGTTCTGGTGCCCAACCGGATCGGATACTTCGATCTACAGCGAGTCCGACATCATTAAGTACGGGGCCGACAAACGCGTCGAGTGGCTGAATACCCCCACCAAGGTCGCGGCATTGGACCCTTCTTTCAGTGCCAACGGGGACCGCAGCATCCTGTATTTCGGGTTTGTCGGCGTAGACACCACTGGACGCAGAGTGATCTGCTTCGACCACTACGAAGAACTTCGCGAGGATGTCACCAACAAAGACGAACCCAGAGCTTTCCAGATAGCCCGACAGTTCAAGGATAAATGTGAGGCTTGGGGCGTGACCCCGGTTAACGCTGCCTATGACGCGAGCGGCGGCGGCGCACCTTTTGGTGACGTTGTGGACGCGTTGTGGTCCCGAAAGGCTCTACGGGTGCAGTTCGGGGGCAAGGCCAGTGAGAAGGCCGTATCCCTGACCGATAGGGCTCCCGGTCACGAACGCTACGCCAATCGGGTCAGTGAACTTTGGTGGACTGGCAAAGAATTGATACGAAACAAGCAATTATTTGGCATCTCTAGAGAATTGGTGCGCGAGATGACGGAGCGCCAGTACACTACCGAAAAGGGATTGAGTATGCGAATCCGTGTGGAGACGAAGACCGATATGAAGGCCCGTATCGGTAAGTCTCCAGATATTTCAGATGCGGCGTTTATTTTGATTGAACTATGCCGCGTAAGGCATAATCTAACCGCAGTCGACAGAATTCCCGATAACCCATACCAACAAAATCCCGGTTATCAGAAATGGTTCAAAAAAGTTGACCTTAACAAGAAAGCTGGTAAGACACTAAATTATGGCTACTAAATTAAAACAGGCGAAAGAGAAGTGGATTCAAGGCGCAATCAAGAAACCCGGAGCCCTTCGTGAAACTATGGGCGTTAAAAAGGGGGAGAAGATCCCAAAAGGAAAACTTAAAGAAGCGGCCAAAGGATCCGGGATTACTGCTAAGCGGGCTCGCTTGGCTATGACACTCTCCAAACTCAACAAATAGCACATGTTACTCATCGTTCCCGTCAGCGAGGCTGACGAGCAGATGATCGACCCAATCTCGGAGTTGATTGTCAAACTAGGTGGTTGCCCAAACCACGATCTTTTGGTTGTGGGGTCCACGGACTGCGAGCCTCTGGTCAATGACTTGTACTCCAAGTTGAAGGGCCAGTTCCGCAATACCTCGACACACGTTTTTCAATGTCTAGCGAAGGGTTGGCCCCTCGGACCAAACGCGTATTTTCGCAATACGATAAGTTATCTGTACGCAGGCGCGGGAGTCGAACAGCCTTGGTATTGGTTTGAACTGGATAACACTCCGACTAAACGTGGTTGGCTTGACGCCCTGCAGAAAGAATACAATGCCGCACACGCCGTGTTCATGGGTGCGAAGCATGCAACGTACTACGTAGATCAAAATAATAGACTGATCGTCAAAGGAGCCCATATGGCAGGTACGGGTATTTACCCCAAGGACTTCACTAAACACTGTGATCTTTGGCGGTATGAGGAGGGCGTGGCGTTCGATGTCTGGATTCAATGGGAGGTTTTGAGAGCAGGACTGACAGACACCACGCTTATCCAGCATAACTGGAAAACCTGTAATTATCGCAGAGAGAGGGGTGAGATTGTGTGCGACAACTTCGACATGCCTCACGTAGACCTGCACACCAATAAGCCCCTCTCACCCGATGCGGCAGTCCTGCACGGCTGTAAAGATCTTTCCTTGGCAAGGTTGCTTTTGTCTGAGCTAGGTGGTAATAAAGTTGAAACTAAATCTTCCCCTATTGAGGGGGATGTGGTAGAAACCGCGAAATTAAGTATCAAGAAAAAGTATTCCTCCGGTAAGCGGATGAAGAAATCTAAGAATAACAGCAATCTCGAATGAACGACACCCTCCTTCAAAACGTATCCGAAAGTGGTGCGCCCCGTAGTCGTGTAAAAGACTCCAAGTCCCTGCACGAGATTTACCGCAAGTTGAAGGATGCGGACGATAAATCCTCTAAAAATCGTGCTGAAGTACAGGCCATGTTCGACGGAGTTCCTCCGTACAGTGACGTGGATCTCATGGCCAGCGGTCAGTCATACCGCTGTAACGTAAACTTTGATGAGGCGTCGACCATCTTGGAGAGCGCGATGTCCGGTTACGTCGATATCATCCACTCTGTTGAGCATCTCCTATCCCTGAAAACTGACTTCGGTGACACCAAGACCCGTCTGGAGTACTCGAACATTATCGCCGAGGAGATAACCCGCGCCATTCGTTCGTGGCCGCAGTTCAACTTTAACTACCTCCTCCTATGCCAGTATTTCGTTACCCATGGAGTGGGTATTGCCTACTGGGAGGACAACATCGATTGGCGGTGGCGTGTTTCGATGTTCGGGGACTTCTTGATTCCGCGAAAGACTCTTGCGTGTGAAGATGAAATTGAGGTCGCCGTCTGCGTCAGATCCTATCAAGCACACCAGCTGTATCGATTCATTGAAGACGCCGAAGCGGCCTCCGACATGGGTTGGAACGTTGAGGAAGTTCGCAAGGCCTTGATCAAGGCTGCTAACGGTTCCTTGGGCACGTATACCGAATGGGAGAAGTTGCAGATCGAGTTGAAAAACAACGATCTATTCACGGGTACGGCCAACGCTTCCGAGGTCAAAGTAATCCATGCATGGGTCAAGGAATTCGACGGAACCGTCTCCTATTACATGACAACGGAGAATAACGAGGCCGAGGATTTCTTGTGTATCAAACGTAACCTGTACGATCACATTAACAGCGCGTTCGTGTTCTTCCCCTACGGTATCGGAACCAATGGGTACTATCATTCTATTCGCGGACTCGGATATAAAATTTTTCCGCAGATCCAACTCAGCAATCGCCTCCGCTGCCAAATGGCTGACGGCGCTATGTTGAGTTCCACTCTGTTGCTCCAGCCCCAGTCGGAACAGGCTCTCGAAGACTTGAACTTCACCTACTATGGGCCGTACTCGGTCTTGGCTCCCGACATGATTAACGTGGTCCCGAACGCGATGCCTGACGTTAGCAAATCTGCTATGCCGTTCCTGCAGGATCTCGCAGCCCAGATGCAGGGTAAAACCGCTGGCTACGATTCTTCTACCGCTATCTCTGACACACGGGAAAAGACCAAGCTGGAGACGCAAGCCATCCTCTCCAACCAAGCTCGGCTGTCTACCGCCTCTCTTAACCTGTTCTACGAACCTTGGGGCCGAGTACTCAAGGAAACAGTGCGCCGTTTCGTTCGCGGAGGATATCTGTCGGATGAGCCCGGAGGTCGGGAAGTTCAAGATTTCTACAATCGCTGCGCGTTGCGCGGTGTGCCTATCGAAGCGATTATGGGAATCGACATCAATTCGGTTCGACCAATTCGTGCTATCGGCGCTGGTTCGGAAGCCGCTAGGTTGCTCGCCACCAATGAGTTGATGGAACTCATGCCCGGTTTCGATGAGTACGGGCGCAAAGCCGCTCAACGTGACCGTGTCGCCGCTCGTTTCGGTTACGACTTGGCGGATCGGTATACCCCGGCCCCCGATGCTGACGCACGACCCGTCATCGATGTGAAAATCGCCGAACTTGAGAACGGTGACATGCGTTCTGGAAACCAAGTTCAGGTCCTACCTAACGAGAATCACCTCGAACACGCCAAGGTTCACTTGGCCGCTATCGGTCAAATTGCCCAAGCAGTCGACGCTGGTCAGATTCCCGTCGAGCAAGTTATCGACTTTTTGGTTAATCTGTACGGTCACGTCACCATCCACGTAGAAGAGGTTTCTAAGGATATCACCATCCCCGAAGCGGGTGCGGCCCTGCGTCAGTCTCTGCAGCAGTTCGGTGAAATCGTCAACAACGGAGTCAAACGGGTCCAAAAACTGCGTGAACAGCAAGCGGCTCAGAGTGCTCCCGGCGCTGAATCCGCTGCTGCCGAGCAACAAGCCGATTATGCTGACAAGCTCCAACAGAAACTCCAAGAGCATCAAGCCAAATTGCAGATGATGCAGGAGACTCATCAGATGCGTTTGAACTTGCGGCTGGCCGAAGTTCAGCAAAAATTGGCCTTGCGTGACGCCGAAGTGGCCAGCAAGATTGCCAAACAACCAGCTATTTAACATGCAAGTTAACAAGCCTCGCCGCATCCAAAAAGGTGAACCGGGATATGGACGTAAGAAGTTCAAAGTTCTTGCTTCTCAAGGCGGTAAGACAAAATCAATCATGTTTGGCGACCCGAACATGACCATTAAGAAAAACATTCCAGAACGGAGAAAATCCTTTCGCGCCCGCCACGGATGCGATACCAAGAGCCACAGCAAACTCTCTGCAGCATATTGGTCTTGTAAAGCTTGGTAGTATGACACTTAAAGAATGGCACGAGGATCCAGAGCTTCGTATGTTGCTCCGGAAAACACTGAACACTTCACCAATGCGCGAAGCATTGGAGCTTCTCACTCAGAGTAATCTACCGAAATATGTTGTACCACAAGCGGGCGACCCCATGGTTTCTTCCGCTCTGCAACACGCACGGAACTCTGGCTATTTCGACTTTAAACGCTCTCTAGTCAAACTTACCGAAGATCCTCCCGATCCTCGCAAACAACTTCCCGAACCTTGGGGCAACATCCAATAATTTATGAGTACAGAAAATACCTCGAATACATCAAACGAAACCAGCAATTCTTCCGCTCCTGCGGCAGATCCAATTCCAGCTATGACGGCGGAGACCCCTTCGTCCAGCGTAGACAACCCCCAATCCGGAGACTTTGCGTCATGGCTTGACGGCAAGTTGAGTAGTTTTGAGAAGGGTCAGGAGGTAGCCCCGTGGGAAAAACAGGAAGAATCCTCGACCGAGGAGCAAGAATCTCAGGACACCGAGACTGAAACCGATTCGGAAGAAAAGACTGAGCAAGAAGAATCTACTGAAGATTCGAAAGAGTCGGACGATGATGAGGACACGAAGTCTATGACGGGCTCGGCCGGAGCCAAATTCAAACAGCTTAAGACTGAACTGAAAACCTACAAATCCAAGGTGGCCGAGATGGAGAAAGTGTTGGCTGAGCGCGAAGCCAAACTCTCGGAAGTCGGAAACTCGGAGGAGACCACCTCGCAGTTGGCAGATTTGCGCAGTAAGGTGGAGGAGTATGAACGTGAGATTGCCGTATCTAGGATAGAAGCGTCTCCGCAGTTCAAAGAAGCCGTGCTCCAGCCGACACAAGCTATTCTGGACTCGGCCATTTCGCTGGCGGATAAATATGAAGTTACCCCGAGGAAGTTGGTGGACGCTCTCCGACAAGAGAGTACGGGGGATGCCTCGGATGCCCTTACTGAGATTGCTGCAGACTTCAGCGAACGTGATCGGGTTCGCCTCTATCGTATGGCAGATGATCTGGCCGAAGTTTCTCGCAGACGTGACTATTTGAAAGAGAATGCAGCCAAAGCCATGGCTGAGATGACGGAAAAGCAAAAGCTTGAAGAGGCCGAAGCCGAGAAGCGTTACAAGCAAGAAACGGTAAAGATTGCCAATGAAACTTGGTCTCAGACTTTTGAGGGAAATCCCGTCATCCAGTCTTTGGGCGAGGAGGTTATCAGAGAGTTGAAGTCGGCAGCTAATGAAGCTGACCTACTTGACTCTGTGCCCGAGGAACGTGCGTATGCAGTTTACGCAGGCGTGGCTCTCCCGCATCTGGTGAAGAAATACACTGAGGTTGTCGACAAACTGGCCGAGACCGAGAAGGCTCTGGGCAAGTACAAAAAAGCAACTCCCAAGGTTGGAGGTAATACTGACACCTCTAATCAGAAACAGGAACCGGGTGGCTTCTTGGACGCTATTGAAAAAAGATTCTCTTTGGGATGATTTTTCTATTGACTCTTTTTTGGCTATTGTTAATTTGCCATTGTTCGTTGGTATAGAACTAAAACTACCAAAGCCCGCTCGGAGCTAATTTCCGTTCTAAAAACCAGTCAGAGCTAAAAGGGGGTGTGAGTAACATCGCATCTTCTCACGTTGGCTCACGTGAGATCGAAAAACTAAACCGGATAGAAAAAGCAATACTTCGTGTGAAGTGTAGCAAGATTTATCCACAACCTTAATTATCCTAGGAGGATTTATTATGGCATATACCATCGACTCGTGGCTGGCTGCGGAAAGCGGACGCATCGGCCCCGACATTTACAACAAAACTTTGAACACGTCCCCGTGGTTGAAGTTGGTCAAACAAGATACGTGGCCCGATGAAATGGGTACCGATATCTCGGTTTTGACTTATTCCCGCTCGTTGCCCGAAAGCGCCGATGCACGTCTTACGTGGAATTCGGTCGGTTTCAATGACAACACCGGAAACGGTGGAACTTGCGTGCCTACGGCTACCCAAGTCAAGTTCTACAACAAGCTCGTTAGCTACAATCTGAAGCAGACTGCTATTGAGTCGCCCCCGATTTGCGTCAACGACCTTCGTTTCTCGTTCCGCCGCAAAGACCAGCTGAGCAATATCTTCCGTATCCTTACGGAGAATACCTCGTGGGCTTGGCAGACGCGGTATCGTGACGAGTATCTTCGCTTGTCGAACAACAAGATTCTGGCCAACTCTTCGATGACCTCTGGCACCGCCAGCTTCCCCGCTGCTGAGCCTACCTCGAAGCTTGTTCAGCCGATTCTTGAAAAGATCCGCATGCGCCTCATCCGTGACGGCGCTGGCAACGATCCGCTCGGCCGCGAAAACGGCACTCCGGTGTTCGGTCTGGTCTGCTCCAGCGAAACTTCTTTCGACCTCATCCGCAATCTGGCGGCTGACCGTGAAGATTATCGCTACAGCACCAAAGCTAACGATCTGCTCGCTCCCCTCGGTGTTGAGCGTACCTACAAAGGCTTTTATCATCTGATCGATGATTTTATGCCCCGGTACACCTACTTCGGCGGCACCTATACGGAAGTTCCTCCGTATGTTAAGGCCACCTCGGGCGGTAACACTGAGTGGATCGTCAATCCGGCCTATGAGTTGGCTCAGTACGAAGTCTCCATTGTGTTCCACAAGGATGTCTTCCACTCGGTCATTCCGGCCCCGATCACCAGCCCCGGCGGAAGCACGGCGTTCGATCCCGTCTCCTATCGTGGTGAGTTTAAATGGCTCAACATCCGCGATAAAGATGAGAACCCAGACGGGACTATCGGATATTTCCGTGGCGTCCTTTCGGCTGGTTCTAAGCCGATCCGTCCGGAGTGGGGTTATGCGATCATGCATACCCGCTGCGGTAACAGCTTGGTTAGTGCGCAGCTTGTTGGTTGCTCCTAATCAGTAATCATTGGTGGGGGGAGTGGTTTACCTACTGGTAGCCCCTCCCCCCAACCCAATAAAATGGAACTGGTAATTGCAGTTGCCCCGGCCCAAGCGGGAATGAGTGCAAAATCTCGAAAAAAATGTGGGTGTGGATCTAAAAATATGGAAAAAGAATCTATTGAATTTATGGCTCCGGAAGGAATGGAGATGCCCGAAGGCCTCAACCCCGGAGATACTTTTGAATCTATGGCTACCGTCCAGCTAGGTGAGGACGGCGAGCTTTATCTTAAAGCTCTCGACGGAATGGCCCTCGGCAGTGCGGAAGAAGAAGAGGATGGGGATGAGGATGAGGGGGGCGAATCTGAAATGATGGCCGAAGGCGACATGTCTGAAGGCGGATTTTTGGATGCCGTTGAGCGGCGAGCCGCTTCGAGCGGAAAAATGGCCTGATAAGCTGTGGCTAGCTACCCATACATTGTCGACAACGCAATCCACCCAGTCAACGACGATTGGGCAGCTACTATTCGTATTAATGACGTAGACGGAGACCCGAAAAACATTACGGGTTGGACGTTTTGGGTTACTATAACAAAAGATTTGTCGTGGTCGGACGATGAAGCCTATGTGAATAAATCTTTCGTACCGACTCTCCCCCTGACCGGAGAGATTACACTTTCTATTCTGGCTAGCGAATTAACGGTCCCCGGAAAATACTACCGTGGAATTAAAGTCAAGTCCGCTTCCGGAACCCGCACCACCTTGGTCTCCGGAACCTTTGATTTGGTGTCAGTACCGACCAAAGCGTTGTGAATGTAAAGATTTACGAAATCAATTACGACGAGACACTTACCGCTGCTGGTACAGTGGCTGGTAGGGTAGATTCGTATGATGTTGTTTTTTCGGATCAAGGGCCTGTCGGACCCGTAGGTCCTACTGGTCCTACTGGCCTCGCTGGAGAAAACGCGAACATCAACTATGAGGTAATAACTTCCAGCCAAGATGTCTCCAACCGCCAGTTCATCGCGGCGAATACTGCTGGAGGTTCTTTTACCCTGACCCTCCCCCCGAATCCCGCAGCAGGAGACTCCATCGATATCTTCGACTACGCCAACACGTTCGACACCAATCCGCTGACCATCGCCCGAAACGGACAACCCATCGAATCACTGGCCGAAAACCTCACAGCCAATGTCGAAGGAGCCTACTTCACCTTAATCTATACGGGAGTAACCCGTGGATGGCAGATCCTCCCCCGTTATGGAGTAAGCGGAATCGAGGATGTTCTTTCGGCACAAGGTGATCTTCTTTATCGCGGGGCGTCTTCGGAAACCCGACTTCCCATCGGCACAGCAGGACAGGTTCTTAAAGTAAATAGCGGAGCGACCGCACCCGAATGGGGAAGTATCTCCACAGCGCCCAGCGGTCCCGCAGGCGGAGACCTTACGGGAACCTACCCTAATCCCACTTTAACTACTTCTGGGGTTGTTGCTGGAACCTACACTAAAGTTACGGTAGACGCCAAGGGACGGGCCACCGTTGGAGCTTCCGCGACAAAATCCGATGTCGGACTAAGCAATGTGGATAATACATCGGATGCCAACAAGCCCGTATCCACAGCAACCCAGACCGCACTAAACCTTAAAGCCAATCTGGATTCCCCCGCTCTTACGGGAACCCCGACAGCCCCGACAGCGTCTGCTGGAACTAATACCACTCAGGTTGCCACTACCGCATTTACGCTGGCAAATCGCGGAGACCGATACCTGACAACCAGCACATCCTCCCATTCTATCACCACTGGCTCCAAGACATTCACCGTCCAGTCGGGACTCAGCTACACGGGAACCCAAGACGTTACGATTGTCTATGATGGAGACCCGACAAACAAGCACATGCACGCTACGGTCACCAGCTATTCTGGGACAACGCTTGTGGTTAATGTGGAGAGTGTTGAGGGAAGTGGCGGGCCATTTACGGCTTGGACAATCAACGTGGGCGGTCTTCTAACGGCACAAGGTGCGCTTCTGGAGGCCAACAACCTCAGTGATGTGGCCAACCCCGCAACCGCATTAACCAATATCGGAGGTGTGCCGACATCCCGAACCATCAGCGCGGGAACTGGCCTTACAGGCGGTGGAGACCTCACGGCCAATAGAACTCTCGCGGTCAGCTACGGAACCACCGCAGGAACGGCAGCGGAGGGCAACGATGCGCGATTGAGTGACGCAAGGACGCCGCTCTCCCATGTCCACGGTAATATCACCAATGACGGTAAGGTGGGTTCTACTTCGGGATTACCAGTAGTCACAACTACAGCAGGAGAAGTTACAACACTCGCTTTGGGCACCGCAAATCAGGTTCTGCGAGTTAACTCTGGAGCCACAGGAGTAGAGTTTGGTGCGGGGTTTGACGCAGCCAGTCCTCCAGCCATCGGAAACACCACGCCGTCCACAGGCGCATTCACCACTCTCACCGCAAACAACGGCACTCTCACGGCGTCCGCGCCCGTGCTGAACTTGGCGCAGACTTGGGATGCGTCTGGCACTACTTTCGTTGGATCGGTAATAAACATCACCGATACTGCAAGCAACGCAGCAAGCTCGTATTTTTCTATACAACGCAGCGGCGTCCCTCAATTTGCGGTCAAAAAAAGTGCTAACGCTCAAGGTCCATTAATAGAATTTGGCGGGACTGGTCTTGTGACCAGCATATATGCCCGCCAATCGGGCGGCGTGGGAGTAAATTTTAGCGCAGCAGTCGGACTTGTGGGGCCGCTTCAGTTTTCGGCCTCGCCTTCTGCTGGTACAGGAGACGTTCACCTTCAAAGAGACGCAAGTGGAATTCTTGCGATGCGAACTACAAGTCAATCGTCGCAAACGATTCGCTTGTATGGAACGCACACAAATACAACTGACAGCTTTGAACGGCTGAATATTAACTTTAGCAGTGCCACAGGGGGCATCATTGGAACGACTAAAGGCACCACTACTGGCACGGCGAGGTCGCTGGAGTTCCAGACGGATGGGGTGACGAGGATGACGTTGGGGACAGATGGGCATACGCGAACCTCTGGTCAACTGTTTGTCGGCGGCTCATCAGTGGGATTTTATTATCCCGGAGGAGCGTGGGCTGGCGTGAACGGT